GGCTTGGCCATCGCCACCGAGCGCAGCCAATCGTCCATGCATGCCAACGGCTTGCGCCCCAGCGGCACCTACACCGTGACGGGCAGCCTGACCGAAGAGCAGCACACTCGGCTCAGCAAGTGGGTGAAGGACCAGGGCGGCCCCGAGAACGCTGGCACCCCCCTGGTGCTGGACCGCGATGCCAAATGGTTGAGCACCTCGGTGAGCGGCGTTGACGCTCAGCACGTTGAAACGCGGCGCCTGCAGGTTGAGGAGATCTGCCGTGGCTACGGGGTGTTCCCCATCATGGTGGGGCACTCCGATAAGACCAGTACGTTCGCCAGCTCCGAGGCCTTTTTTGCTGCCCACCGGATCCACACGCTGGCACCCTGGCACAAGGCCTGGCGCGACCGACTGGACGAAACGCTGCTCGATGGCTCCGGATCGCTGTTTGTCGACTTCGACACCCGTTACATGGTGGCCGGCTCCTTGAAGGACCGCGCAATGTGGGCTCGGACCATGGCAGAGACCGGCATCTGGACCCGCAACGAAATCCGCGACGAGGACGGCAAGGATCCCCTGCCGGGCCTCGATGAACCGCTGACGCCACTCAACATGAGCACCGGCAAGCAAGGGAGCGACGATGAAGATCAAGACAATGCAGCGCCTTGAGCGCAAAGACGGGCCTGGCGGCCGCGAGGTTCGCTCCTATGCGCTGCAGATCAAGGCTACGGGTGACGATGGCTCTATTGAGGGATATGGATCCGTCTTCGGGGAGCGAGACTCTTACGACGATGTGATCGCGGTGGGTGCCTTTGTGGATAGCCTGAAGGCGCACAAGGCGGCGGGCACCATGCCGGCCATGCTCTGGCAGCACGACGGCGCTAAGCCAATCGGCATCTGGACGGAGATGGTTGAAGACAGCAAGGGTCTGCGCATCAAGGGCCAGCTGGCGCTGGAAACCAGCCTGGGCAAGGAGGCCCATGCACTGCTCAAGATGGGCGCGCTCAATGGCCTGTCCATCGGGTTCATATCCAAGCAATGGGCCTATGACCGAGATACCGACGTTCGCACCTTGACCGAGGTGGATCTCTGGGAGGTGTCGCTGGTGACGTTCCCTGCCAACGGCAAGGCCCGAGTGACGAACGTGAAGGCGGCCGACGATCTGGCCGCCCCGAAAGATGCTGAGCGACTCCTGCGTGATGCAGGTTTCAGCAAATCTGATGCGACGGCCTTTGTGTCGCGCGTCATGCGGATGGGAGAAGCGCGGAGAGAGTCCGCAGATTCGACCGCTGCGGCAATGCGTTCGGCCGACCGGCTGCTCGCTTCCCTCCAATCCTGAAGAAAGCACATCATGAAGAAAACTGTTCTGGCCCTGATGGCCATCCACATGGCCGCCTTCCAGACCAAGGCCGACGCCCTGGGCGTGTACGAGCGCCGCGACGATCCCACCATCAAGACCGTCTCCGACGCCCTGGACAAGATCGCCACGGCCTTCGAGGAATACAAGAAGACCAACGATGCGCGCATCGAGGCCATCAAGACCGGCAAAGGCACGGCCGAACTCGATGCCAAGCTCTCGCAGATCGATGGCCACATCGAGGCCCTGGGCGAGGTCAAGTCCAAGCTGGAGAAGATGGAGACCAAGCTCTCCCGCCCCGGCGCGATGGACCCAGCCCGCCAGGAAGGCGAGAGCAAGGAAGCGGCTGAATACCGCAACGCCTTCATGGGCTGGATGCGCAACCCCGGCGACCCGGAGCGCCGCACCGCCCTGCAACAGCGCGCCCGCGAGCTGAAGAAGTCACTGCGCGTCGAGGGTAATGATGACGACGGCTGGGAAACCCGTGCCACGCAAACGACCACGACCACCGGCTCGGCTGGCGGTTTCGCGGTACCCGAGATCATCGAGCGCCAGATCGCGCGCCTGGGCCTGGAAATCAGCCCCATCCGACAACTCGCCACGGTGCGCACTGTGGGCAGCACCGACTACAAGGAGCTGTTCGACGTGGGTGGCGCCGGCTTCGAGTGGGTAGGTGAGACCGATACCCGCAACCAGACCGACACCCCCAACCTGGCCGAGGTGACTCCCACCTTCGGCATGGCATCGGCCAAGCCCCAGGCCTCGGAGGAATCGCTGGACGATATGTTCTTCAACGTCGAGGACTGGCTGATCTCCAGCGCCTCCGAAGCCATTGCCCAGGGCGAGGGTGCAGCCTTCGTGCTTGGCAACGGCACGAAGAAGCCCACCGGCTTCCTGGCCGGTCCTACCCCTGTGGCTACGGATGACAAAACCCGCGCTTTCGGTACGCTGCAGTTCATTGCCTCTGGCGAAGCCGGTGCGATGCCCACGAACCCGGATGTGTTCCTGGATCTGGTCTATGCGCTGCGCGCCCGTTACCGCACGAATGCCAAGTGGGTGACGAACCGCCTGGTGCAGGCCGTGCTGCGCAAGTACAAGGACGCCCAGGGGCAATACCTCTGGCAGCCTTCCCTGCAGGCGGGACAGCCCGCAACGTTCCTGGGCTACGGCATCACTGAAGCAGAGGACATGCCGGGCGTCGCCGCCAACGCTTTTCCCCTGGCCTTCGGCGACTTCAAGGAGGGCTATCTGATCGCCGACCGTGTGGGCATGCGCATCACCCGCGACGAGATCACTACGCCTGGCTTCGTCAAGTTCTACGTGCGCAAGCGCGTGGGCGGCAAGCTGCGCAACACCCAGGCGATCAAGCTGCTGAAGATCTCGGCCTGATCCTGCGAACGGGAACAAGGGCCCCGACTGGGGTCCTTTCATTGGAGAGCATCATGAAACTGAAAGTGATCAAGGCGTTCGACTGGGCGCATCGCGGCGTGCAGGTCGAGTGTTTCGAGGCCGGCAGCATCATCGATACCGAAGACGAGGATCTGATCCGCGTGGCCACAGGCGAGGGATGGGCGGCTGAAGACGATGGAAGCGCGCCGCAGGCCAAGCCTTCTGCAGGCCTGAAGGTGGACGAACTCAAGGCGGCGCTGGCTGCCAAGGGCATTGAAATCCCTGAAGGCGCCAAAAAGGACGAGCTCGCCGCACTGCTGGACGCTCAAGGTAGCGAGCAGCAATGAGCCTGATTGCCATCGAGCGTGCCAAGCTGCACCTGCGCGTGGATGGGCTTGATGAGGATGCCCTGATCACAGGGCAGCTCATGGCGGCTGAGCGCCTGGCCATGGCCTGGATCCGTCGCAACGTGTATGCCGACGCTCAGGCGTTGGCGGCTGCGATGGCGGCGGTGCCGGCAGTGCTCTCGGAGGCGACAAGCGCCTACGAGGATGCGTTGGAGCAGGCTATGGCGCTGCCGAATGCGCTCGAGCGGCACGCGGCCATTGCCGCCGCTCAGGAAAACTACGACGACGCCCAGGGCGAGGCCAAGCGCACGCGCCGCGGGAGGGTTCTGGATGACCTGTTTACCTCGGGGGTGCTGCTCACGCTGGGGGCGCTCTACGAAAACCGCGAGATGCTGGAGCCGCCGCCCGTGGCCCAGTTGCTTCTCGATCCACTGAGGGCATATGGATGAAAGCCGGCACTCTTCGAGACCGTATCCGCATCCAGCGCCGTTTGCCAGGCGGGAGCTATGGGCAGCCTTCCAACACCTGGGAGGATGCACTGCCCGGACCCATCTGGGCCAACATCCGCTTTGGTTCCGGAAGCGAGACTATCCGGGCCGGGCAGATTGCCAGCAAGGCCCAGGCCAGCATCCGTATCCGCAAGCGCGCGGGCATCACGGCCGAGATGCGGGCGGTGTGCGATGGGGTGGAATACGCCATCAAGGCGGTGCTCCCTGATCGCCAGCACCGCGAATATGTGGATCTGGTCTGTGAGGTGACCAATGGCCAGGGGTGAGAATTCGATAGTCGCCCCCGTTGATCTTTCGGGGCTGGAATCCTTGTTTGATGACTTGGGGGATGCTGCGGAAGAAGCCGCGCGACCTGCAGCGCAAGCGGCTGCGCAGGTGTTCTATGACACGGCAAAGGACAATGTCTCGCGCATCAAGCGGGTATCTGGAAAGCTGGCTGAAGCCATCTATCAGGTCTATTCGAAAGACAACAGCGGGATAGGCCACGCAACCTATCACGTCAGTTGGAACCACACCAAGGCCCCGCATGGTGGGCTGGTGGAATATGGCCACTGGCAGCGATATGTGGTTGTGAATACGAAGAAGGGGCCGCGCAATGCAGTGAGGCCTGAGAAGCAAGGGCAGCCAAAGCCGCGGCGACGTGCCAGCCAGGCCGAGAAGGATGCTTATTACGTGCTGCGTCCAGATGGGCCAATCTATGTGCCTGGAAAGGCGTTTATGCGAGGGGCTCAGCGCGCTGCTGGCGCTGCGGTGCTTGCCTCGGCTGATGTGCTTTGGCAGGCATTGGAAAGGGTGAAGTGATGGATGAAGCTCTGCATGAAGCCATTGCGGCCGTGATACCGAGCTGCTACAGAACCGTGGCCCCAGCCAATGCGCCCACACCTTACGTGATCTGGCAGCGAATCGGTGGCGATAACAGCGAATACCTGGACAACGAGGATTCTCAGGTGGATGCCGCCGATGTACAGATTCGTATCTTCAGCCCAGACATTCGGGATCCGGAGCGGCTGATTAAGCAACTGGTGAGCGCGCTGCGGCAGCACCCAGAGCTGACCATTCGCCCGGTCGGCAACTTCCGCGATGACTTCGACCACGATATGAATCTGTTTTCGGCAGATCAGGATCTGTTAATTTCTTACTAAGCAACTTTGATAGCATCCCCTCAAACTCAGGAGGGAATATGGCGCTAAAGGCTTGTAAGGATTGCGGCACTCAGGTTTCAACATCAGCAAAGGCCTGTCCGAAGTGTGGGGCGAAAGTCCCAAAGGTGAAGTGGTGGTTGTGGATACCACTAGCTTTGGTGATTTTGTTCTTTGCATTCCCGAGAATTGTCTACTCGCCTGCAGAGCGTGCCGCAATATCTGCTCGCGCCGACTGTGAGCGTGTTTTTCCTCTGGAGCGTGGCGGAAAGTGTGATCAGGTCTACAACGACGCTTTGGTCAGGGGCTCGGCGAACTAACCCCTCTGCCTCCAGTACAACCGCCTTAGGGCGGTTTTCTTTTGCCCGCAAGGGCCACTACCCGCCACGGGCAGCCTGGCGGGTTTTTCTTTGCCTGAAAGGGGCACAACCATGCGCAAAGTTCCTCTGCCCGATGGGGCAAAACTCCATCTGTACACCGCCGCACTGACGGCCTTGGCTGCCGGTGCTATGTCCAATGCCGCGCACGCGGTGGTGACGGTGACCAACACTTTGACGGCCAACGCTGTGGTGGTAATCACCAGCGAGGATTACCCCGAGCTGGAAGGGCGCGTCGCCCGCGCCAAAGCTGTGACGGCCGATAGCGTCACTCTGGACGGCGTCGATACGCTCGATCTCGAAAAATTTCCTCCTGGAGGCTCCGTATCGCTGGTTCCACTGGTCGCCAACGAATGGCAGCGCTTGCCTTATGTGCCGACTTTTGGGCTGACCGGCGGTGACATCAAGACGGGCAGCAGCTCATACCTGGACGTTCCTACTGATCAGGAGTTCAGTACGGGCCGGAATGCACGCCGCCTGGAATACACCAATAGCTGGAAACAGGATGGCGCGGCCCGCGCTGCGCTGAAGGCTTCTGACGGCATGGAATCCGTGCATCGTCTGGACTTCAAGGACGGATCCGCCAGCTACTACGTGGGCGAGTTGACCTATGACGATGTGCCCAGCACCGAGAAGGGCTCCGAGATGGTGACCAAGTCGACGGTGCTGTTGCGTGGTGATCCGACCAACCTGGCAAAGGCGGCTTGATCATGAGCGAGCAGATTGCACGCCAAATCGTGTTTGGCCAGCGGCCCAAGGGAGTAGTTCACTCTCTCAAGATCACCATGCTGGACGGAACGGAGGGGCTGTTGCCCGTGACGTTCCGCTACCGCGATCGTGTGGAGTTTGGCGCGTTCCTGGATGGTATCTTTGCGACAGAAGCTCCAGCCTTTGATGCCACGGCCGGACAGCCCTCCACTCAGCAGCAGCGCGGCGTGGTACAGCTCAATGGGCAGTACATCCATGGCTGTTTGCAGGAATGGGGGCTGGATGTGCCCTTCACCCTGGATAACTGCATCCAGTTGGCGACCGAGCTGCCGGCCGCAGTCCAGGCTGTGATGGATACCTATCGCCGGCTGTGTCTCGAGGGCCGCCTGGGAAACTGATTGCGGCAGTGCGCGCCCGGTACACGCAGCTCCCGGATGCCCAGTACCTCAAGGGCTGGGGGCTGCCCGTGAGCCAGTACGCCGACATGTTCCGCGTCGAGGTGTGGCCCGAGAACTGGACTGCCTGGAGCCTGTTCGAGGCCCTGCAGACGCAGTGGCGCGTTGGTGCAGGCGGGGTGGTGGGGCTGGACTACAGCGTCCTGGCCGACGAACTCCGCGCGCGCGAAATTCCCCATGAAGACCACGAACGGCTGCGCGCCGAGGTGCGTGTCATGGAGGCTGCCGCACTTCAAGAAATCTATGTCGAGGCTGAAAAATGAGCGATACCGACCGCCGTAAAGTCCAGATTGAGGCCGCGCTGGACGCCACCGGCGTGCGCGAGGGGGGCGCCGATGCAGTGGCCGCAGCCAAGGAAATGGCTGCAGGCGTGGAGGCCGCAGGCAAAAAAGCGGCACAGGGTCTCAAGCCACTGGAGACCCAGCCGCAGCAGGCTGCCGCCGCCATGTCTCGGGCCGAGAAAAACATGGTCGGAAGCATCCAGCGGGCCACGGTTGCTCTGCAGTCCGGCGGCAAGGCGGGAGCTGATTACTACGAGATATTGGCGAAACAGCGCGGAATCTCTGGTGATGTGCTCAAGCCCTATATTGACCAGTTGCGCCAGGCAGAGGCAGCGCAAAAGCGCCTGAGCCAGTCCGGTGACTATGTCATGAGCGACCGCGCCCGGGCTGCCGCACTCCGCGGCGTGCCGGCACAGTTCACTGACATTCTGGTCTCGCTCCAGGGCGGCCAGAATGCGCTGACAGTGATTCTCCAGCAGGGCGGGCAGCTCAAGGATATGTTCGGCGGCGTGGGGGATGCGGCCAAGGCGCTCGGCGGCTATGTGCTCGGGCTGGTCAATCCTTTGACATTGGCTGCCGCGGCTGCTGGTGTGCTTGCCTATGGCTTCTATAGCGGATCGCAGGAGGCTCAAGCTTTCCTTGTTGCGCTTGAGACCACAGGCAATAAGGTAGGCGTCAATGTGCAGCAGCTGCAAGATATGGCTTCTGCAATGGACAAGGTGGAAGGCATCACCCAAGGGGGAGCCGCTGAAGCTTTGTCTACATTCGCGGCAAATGCCGGTGTTGGTGCTGATCGACTTCAGCAATACACCACGACCGCAATGCAATGGGAAAAAGCAACAGGTCAAGCCGTCAGCGATGTGGCCAAGAACTTTCAGAAGATTGCTGATGACCCGGTTAAAGGGCTTCTCGCGCTTCACAAGGAAATGAATTTCCTGACCTCGGCCACCCTGGAGCAAGTCAAGGCACTTCAGGAGACTGGTCGTGAAACGGACGCCGTGCGCATCGCTCAGGCCGCCTACGACAAGGCGTTGGCTGACGCCACAGGCAACATAACCGCCAACCTAGGGAGCATTGAGAAGGGATGGCGGGCAATCAAAGGAGTAATCGCTGACACGATTGATGCAATTAAGAGCTTTGGCCGAGATTCAACAACCGCGAGTCGACTAGGCGTTATCACTGGCGAGATGGCAAAGCTGCAGAAGGAAGGCGTTCAGTTCGACCCTACTGCGAACTTTGACTCGCTGACCATTCCTGAAAAGCGCCTTGCTACGCTCAAAGCTGAAGAGGTTCAGCTTCAGAAGAACCTGGTTGCGGATACCAATGCAACGAAGGCGAAAAAGGCTGCGCAGGACCAGGAAAAAGCCTTGATCGATCTCAGTATCGAGGCCACCAAGTACTACGACAAGGAAACCCAAAAGAAGCTTGAGTTGGAGGCGGCACATAACAAATATGGCGCTGCAGCAAAGACCAGCGCGGCGGCTCAGAAGCAATATGACACCCTCATCGCTGGCATCAACAAGAAGTATGAGGAGAAGGAAAGGAAGGTGCCCAGCACGGCGCCGGCCTCTCGCCGTCTTGACGTCTCAGAGATCCAGAATGCCGCCCGCGAGGAAGTGCGCATCATCGACGGAAAGCAGAAGGATCTTGACCGCCTGCGCCAGTCAGGCCTGGTTGATGATCAGGACTACTACAGCCAGAAGCGCACCCTGATCGAGGAGTCCAGCAAGGTGGAGGAAACCGCCCTGCAGGAGCAGATTGCCCGTCTGCAGCAAGAGAAGGTCAAGGGCAGTGATGCCCTGGCCGTCAAGAAGCAGATTGCGGATACCGAGTCAAAGCTGGTCGCGAAGCGGCTGGAGAATGAAGAGAAGCTGAAGGCCCTTTCTCATGAAGAGAAGCTGGCGCTGGATCGCCAGAGGATGGCCTTGGAGGCTTTGGCCGCGTCTCACCAGCGTGCCATGGAGCAGATGCGGATTCAGCAGCAGCGCACTGTCGACTCGGCCTGGATGGGCAGCAAGGGTCGACAGCGAGCGGAAAACCTGTGGGGGATCGAGGACAGCTACTTGGCAGAGGAGCGCAATCTGCGTGATCGACGCATGTTCACTGCCAATCTCTCGAAGGAGCAGCAAGATCAGATTGATCAGCGCCTGGCTTATCTGGAGGTTGAGAAGAATGAGCGCATTCGCATTGCGCAGGCCACTTACACGGAGCTGGATGCGATGCAGAGCCGATGGGAGTTGGGCGCGAGTTTTGCAATGCAGAACTATGCGGACCAAGCCGGCAATGTGGCGCAACAGACGGCGGATGCTTTCACCAATGCCTTCAAGGGCATGGAGGATGCTCTGGTCAGCTTTGCAATGACCGGGAAGCTGGACTTCAAGAATCTGGCCAACTCGATCATTGCCGACCTTCTGCGGATTCAGATTCGCGCCCAGATGTCTGGGCTGTTTGGCAACCTGCTGGGTTCTGTGGGTGGCCTGCTGGGTGGCGGCTGGTCTGCTGCGGGGGTCCAAGCCTCTGGAGCTGTGACCTCTGGGGTTTCCGGGTGGGGTAGCGTGGTTGGTTCTGCATTGCCCGGTCTCAGTCTTTCACCTGGAGGCTACACCGGAGACGGTGGCAAGTATGAGCCTGCCGGCGTGGTGCACCGTGGGGAGTACGTCATCAACGCAGAGAGCACCAGGCGCATCGGCCTGGGCTTGCTCAATCGCATGAATGGCTATGCCGAGGGTGGCCTGGTGGGCGGCGCGCCTGCGGCGGCGCTCAGTGGGCCTGCAGGCCTGGGTGGCGTTCAGATGATCCTGCAGCCCAGGATTCACATCGACAGCCGCACGGATCGGGCTGAGGTGGAGGCATTGGTGGTCAAGGGAATGAAGACGGCCAGCGATCAGGCGCAGCAGGAGCTGCTCTACAAAATGTCTCGGAACATGGTATGACCCAACGCATCATTGACTGGCCAAAGCAACTGCGCATGCGCCCTGGCGCCCAGGAATGGGAGCTTTTACAGCCCATGACGGGGTCGGTGAGTGCATTCAGCGGTGCCTCTTACGACAAATTGATTGGCCCACCTCGGTGGGCTTTTTCAATGGATCTGACGGATGCCCCGGCGTCGATGCTGCCCCAGATTGAAGCTGCATTGCGCCAGTTGCGGGGCGGTCTCAATCTGCTTCGCATCGGTGATATGCGCCGCACCGGCCGCGTCAGCGTGGTGCCGGGCGGTGGCGCCAAAGAGGTGCAGATGCTCCCATGGTCCAGCCAGTGGGCGCGCTGGGGGCGCATCGGGCCTGCGCCGGTGGCCATTGCTGGTGAAGAGGTGGAGGTGCGGCAGACCACGGACTATTTTCAGAACGCCACGGCTGCGTTGAGGGCCGGGGTTCCGTATGTGGCGGTGGTGGAGGCTTCGGCCACGGTGTCGGCACATGTGGCTTTGTCGGTCGCGGGTGCGGGCGTGGCGGCTCCCTTGGGGGTTGTCTTCGATGCCCTGACCGGTGCGGTGGTCAGTCAGTACGGCCCGGTCAATGCCTGTGGGGCCACTGCAGCAGGCGGGCGCTGGCGGTGCTGGCTTACCTTTGGCGGCCAGGCCGGCGATGTGTTGGCCCAGGCCTATGCACTGCTGCCGGCCCATGGCCTGATCCGCCTCAAGATGCGCCGGCCCATCCTGGCCATGCAGGCGGGCGCGCTTCCGCCGGCCTATGTGCCTGCGGATTCCGTCAGTGTCTGGGACGAGTACGGCGTGCAGGTCGATGGCGCCGGTCAGACCGGAGCCACTCTGGCCACGCGGAACTGGCCTCCGGGCCTGACCCTGCGGGCCGGGCACTGGATCAGCTACGGCGACGGCATGCACATGCTGCTGGAGGCAGCCACGCCGGACGCGGACGGCAAGGCGCAACTCTGGATTGAGCCGCCCATCCGCCGCAGCCCCGCCGATGGCGCGCCGGTGGTGGTGCGCAATGTCACAGGCCTGTTCAAGCTCAAGGTCAGCCCCAAGATCCGGCAGGAGGGGATGGTCGTCAAGGGGCAGACGCTCACCTTTGAGGAAGATCTGAATGCTTACTCCTAACCAGCTGCTGCAGGCGCAGCGGCCGGCAACGGCTGTTGCACTGCTGGCAGAGATGCAGTTCACCACGGGCACCATGCGCCTGAGCACCTGGGAGGGAAGCCTGCAGGCCCTGGACCATGACTGGGCATACCTTCCGGGGGTGATGGGCATCAGCGGGGTGCAGCAGGCCGAGAACATCGAGTATCCCGCTATCGATGTGTCTCTGGCATTGCCTGACCCTTCCATTCTGTCCCTGGCCGTGGGCAGCGAGAAGACCTATCGGGGCCGCTTGTTCAGGCTGTACATGGCCATCATGGATGACGAGTTTCGGCTGGTGGATGATCCGCAGCCGCTCTATGTAGGGGTGATGGACCAGGTGCAGATGAGTACTGGGGACGGCGCCGAAGACAAGGGCGCGCTGACCATGCGTTGTGAGCAGCCCGGCAAGGACAGCCGCAATGCCATGAGTCAGCGATTGACGAATCAGCAGCAAAGCAAGAGATACCCCGGTGACACCGGGCTCAGCCGCATGGCGGAGTTGGCAGGAGGGCCGCAAACATGGCTGACCAAGAAGTTTCAGCAGGTGTGAAGCGCTTGCCCGACTGGGAGCTGCGCTTGTCCGATCTCGTGGGCCAGCGCCTGGCAGAGCCATTCACATGGGGTGCCAACGACTGCGTGCTGTTTGCTGCAGACGGCATTGCCGCCATGACAGGGATAGACCCGGTAGCCGATTTGCGCGGCCAGTGGGCCTGCCGTGGTGAGGCAGTGCGGGTCATCGCGCGGCTGGGTGGCCTGCCTGATGCTGTCGCGGCATTGGGCTTGGAGTCTGTGGCGCCGCTGTTTGCGCAGCGCGGCGACCTGGTGCTGCACCGAAGAGATGGAACGGATGCCCTGGCGCTGTGCCTTGGCAATCAACTGGCGGGCCCGAGCGATTCGGGCCTTTTGTTTTTTGGGCTGGAAAACGGGGTGCAGGCATGGCGTGTGGGCTGAAGAAGATTGCTGCAGCGCTGACTCTGGCCGGCCTGTGCACCCAGGCCAATGCCATGCCCGCGGCCGTGGCCGCTGTCGGGGTCTGGATGGGGGGCGTAGGCGGGGCGTTCCTGATCATGAACGCCACTGCCGTAGCCATAGGCCTGCAGGTGGCCGGCTTCATGGCCTTGGGTATGTACCAGCGCCAGAAGGCCAAGCGCGAGGCGCGCCGGCAGCGTGACGCCTACAACGCCAGCCTGACCGATCGCAACACGACCGTGGCCGAGGCATCGCCTGAAGTGCGGCACATTTACGGCCGCGCCACGGTGGGTGGGTCGGTCGCTGCCATGTTCACCCGTGGGGACAAGGACCAGATCAAGGACTTGGTGATTGCCTGGGCCGGGCATGAATGCGATGCCGTCGAGGATGTGTTGATCGCTGGAGAGTCGCTGCAGCTGGATGGGGGTGGCAATGCCACCGCATCGAAGTGGGCGAGCACCAGCACCAGCACGGTGGGTGCCACTGGCGCATTCAGCCTCTCAGGTGCGCTGAACCTGCCTGCGGACACCCAGCGCCTGGTGTCGATCACCAAGGGTGGTGGCGATGAGGCGATGCAGCTTTGGGAGTCGCAATACACGTTGACTGGCCTTGTGGTGCAGCTCAAACCTGAGGCCATGGATTTGTGGGCTGGCCAGTCCGTGAGCATCCAGTACAGCCGCGAAACCACAACCAGCTATGTTCGCGTGCGTCATCACCTGGGCGCCGCAGACCAGATTGCGGATGGACAACTCATTGCTGACTCGGCTGGGCTGCCTGGCGCCTGGACAGCAACGGACCGGTTGCGCGGCATCTGCTACAGCGTGATCACGCTGGACTTGAATAACCAGGAGCTGCAGAGCGGCTTGCCGCAGCTCACGGCGCGCATCCGTGGAAAGAAGGTCTTGGACCCGCGCAGCAGCGCCACCGCTTGGAGCGATAACCCAGCCTTGTGCATCTATGACTTTCTGCGCGCCAGCGACTATGGCAAGGGCGTGTTCCCTGAGCAGGTAGAGGGTGTAGTGGCTGCGGCCAATGCGTGCGATGAGCTGGTCGCGGTGCCAGGTGGCACGGGCACGGCCAAGCGCTACACCTGCAATGGCGCCTGGCAGTCCGGCACGGATCCGGACAATGTGCTTGAGGATCTGTGCGGCGCCATGGCGGGCTACGCCATCCCGGGCGGCACCTGGGGTGTCCATGCCGGCGTCTACGTGTCGCCCGTGCTGGTGCTGGGCGATGACCAGGCTGCGGGCTCCATCAACATGGTCCCCGCGCCCAGCCGGTCGGAGGCCTGGAACGGAGTCAAAGGCCAGTTCATCGACCCGGCGCAGTTCAATCAGGCGGTGGACTTCGAGCCGCTACAGAATGCCCAGTATGTGGAGGATGACGGCGGGGAGGTCTGGGGGCAGATCCGGTTGCCGTTCACGGACCAGGGCTGGCGCGCCCGCACGCTGGGCAGCATCAGCATGGAAAAGAGCCGCGCCAAGAAGATTGTTTGGCGCGGCACGTTGGCCTGCTTGCGTGCACGGGTTGGCGACCGGGTGATTGTCAACAACGCGCTGCTGGCTTTGAGCAATGCGACTTTTAGGGTGATCAAACGCTCCTATGACCATGGCTCTGCCGCCGTGGAGCTCTCGCTCGAGCAGGACGAGCCGCGCTTTTACCCGGGTGTCAGCAACACGCAGCCGCCGGCGCCTGGCGTGCAGCCAGACCCCACCTACAAGGTCAACCCGCCTACGGGCCTGGTGCTCACCAACCCGGCGCCCGGCCGAATCGGGGTGCACGTCGATCCCAGTGTGGACCTGCGTGTGACCAACGGCGGGGCCTTGCTCATCCAGGTGCGCACGGCGGATAGCGGCGCCTGGGTGAGTATGCCCAGCGCCCCAGGCAATGCCACAGACCAAGTCATCACGGTGCTGCAGAAGGGCGTCTACGTCGTGCAGGTGGACTGGCGGGCCAGCACCGGGCAGCAGTCAGGGCAGTGGCTGGCCGGTGCCGTCACGGTGACGGAGACGTCATTTGCCACCGGCGACGATGTGAGCAACGCGGTCTCTGGCTACGCCAACAAGGAGAACCCAGTGTTTACCGGTGTGGTCGGCTTGCCCGCATACGCCATCGACAACCTGCCGCCGGCGGGCGGCGACAACCGGCGCAAGGCCATCTTGGTTCCGCTGGACCTGGAAGACCGGCCGGCTGTCTGCGTGAGCGATGGCACGGACTGGATCAGCCAGATCACCGGATTGCCGGTGGATTACGTGACTCCACCCCCACCACCTCTGCCAGCCCCGGCGCCGGCGCCGGCACCGTAGATCGCATCAAACCAACCCAACCGCCCTAGAGGCGGTTTTTTTATGTCCCAAAGGAGGTCGCATGGACAACGCGACGTTTTTTGCCGTGCTGAGGACCCAGGCGCAACTGGCTAAACAAATCAATGAAGGGGCCCGTCAATGAGCGACGCAACAAATCAAGAAACGGTCGATATCGCCAATCAGATCTTGGCTGAGCTCGCGCAGGCCGCCAAGGATGGTCAGTTGATCCAGAACGACTACTACGCCACGGAAGCGGCGGGGCGTGCGGCAGTTGCAGACGGATATACGTTCAAAGTGCAGGGTGCTGGCAACATTTCTGCACTTCTCTATCGCCGTAACAATGCTGCATCAAGCACGCTGCTGACTACGTTCCCAGCAGGCAGCATTGATGCGATTTCCGTAAATTCTGGAAAGCCGTACCCGCTTCAGGTGCGGGTGCGCGATGGGATTACATCAGTTGCACACGTCAATTGGAATGCCGTGTTGCTCGATGCGCTGGTTATAAATGCACGACCAGGCAAGCTCTATCAAACCAGTTATTACCAGAATGGTGCGGTTATTGGATCGGCAGGATACGGTTGGGTCATTCGTGAATTCGATGAATCCACATTCGCAACTGCAAGCGGAACTGGACGCGCTATCGTTGACTTCAACGATCTTTCTAAGGCTCAAATAGATCGTTCTGGGGGAATTCAAGTTATTCGGCTTGAAAGTGCGGACGGCATTGTCATTGAGCTCACTGTCGATCCAGCAGGACTTCCTCCCGATGGTGGGCCGATCAACAGCAACTCAGGCTCAGGACTAGCAGCATGGTCATGGGTCATCCATCCAGATCGCTATCAACTTGCTGAGCGCAGTGTTCAAAATGCAAGACGCAACAATGTTCGCAGCGCTAGCAATGATTTCCTTGATAAGGCCCTAATTAACGTTGTTGCTTTCGGTGCTAGGCCGGGTAAGGTTTATGGAATACGGTATTTCAAGAACGGAACAACCGCCCTGGCAGGCCCCCAAGATGGTTGGATCATTGAGGAGCAGGATGCTGAAACTTATGGAACCTCTGCCACTGCGCTGACTGTTGTCAATTTCACAGATCCGGCACCAGATATTGTTCGCTCGGGGGTGCAGAACATTGTTGTTAACAGCCCTGTGGTTGCCGGACTGCAATTCTTGATCACCATTGATACAACAAAGCTGCCAGCATTCGGATCATTCGTGGCAATGAATGGGTCAGCCAATCCGGGCTATAGCTGGATCATCAGCCCATCTAAATACGTCGTGTGGCCAGATGCGGTTGGTTCTCGAATGTCCTGGCGCACCACTGCCTCAAAGCTGGTGCTTGCGACTTGGCAAAGTGCAGATCGCTGGTATCGCATCGAGATTGGCCCTAATGGAAAGAACAACCTGCCGAACTTCCGCCAGATCTGGACTGCCTCGCGTACAGGGCGCGTGGCAGGCGCCTGGACACTGCTGTGGTCGGGATCTACAGACTTGATACCGCCTCTGCGCTGCTGGGCTGTGAATGGTGGTGTGGATCTTCCTGCAGGTCGCATTTTTACCGGCGGCAACCACGGCTCTGACGGCGGCAGTGGTGGCGATATGACTGCTGCCAATGTGATGTGGGATTGCGTCATCGACGGATCCCCTGTGAAGTGGGAAGACGCATCCGGCAATGCGGAGCGCATCACGCTGCGTATCGTCAACGATGTGCGAGCGGCAAACACGATTGCAACAACTCCGCCGCGCTATGTGTTGCGGGAGCACTTCGTTATGACCATTGCTGCGAGCGGAATCGGCTTGACTGCTGAACGTGTGGCTCTCGAAGACATTCTTGTGCTCACTGATTACGGAGTACAAGCCGTCACCAATGGTTTCCAATCCGACATGCTGTTTGTTGGAGGCGCAGATTCGTCGTGGGTCACATATTCGACAGATAGAACAGCGGGGACCAAAGCAGTGTCGCCGAATGCGTGGGCCTGCATTCTGCGCTCCCCGGATGGTGAGTTGGCGCTCTGGCAAGACCGCGAATTCAAAGATGGGGATGGCAAGTATGTGAATGCTGATTGGCCCATCTTCAAAGGTGGTGGCGGCTCAAATCACAAGGTTTACGGTGGCGTGATCGGTCGTGCAGACATCAATGCAGGAGCGCCCGCAACTTTTGCAGCAGGTGAGCGCTGGTCGTGGCGCGGTGGCTGGTCGTTTCAAGCGCCAGGCCTTGCCCCCGCAGGGATGGATGCAGTTATGCAACTGCAAAGGCCGGGCGGCGGCACTGCACTGATGTCAGATGCCAAGAACTGGGCAATCCTGTAATCCGCGTTGGGATAGTTTTATCCCCAATAGAAGAGTCTATGGAAAACAACGACACGCAGGTTGCCGCCTTTTCGTGAGCAGCGCGACTAAATAGTCCATGGATTCCTTCACACCTAACCCGCTTCGGCGGGTTTTCTTTTTTCCGTCTATGGCGGATTCATGCCTGGGAGGGTTATGAGCAACGAAAGCAAGGTTCAAGCATTAATCGAAACTGCGAAGGCGGCGCCGGCGGTGGCGGGCGCGGCCGCGTCAACTCTGACGCTCAATGAATGGGTAGCCATCGCAACTGGGGTGTACATCGCCATTCAGGCGGCATACCTGCTGCGCAAATGGTGGCGAGAGGAGCGAGGGCAGGGTGGCTGGCTTGGGGAGGAGGAAGGGACATGAATCTCAGTAAAACACGGGTCGCAGCAGCGGCCCTTTCTCTTTCTGCGGCTGCAGGGACGGCATGGATTGCATCCGAAGGGGATGGCCCCAAGAGCGTCAGCCAGTCCGGCGAGGTTCTGCTGCACCCATATATCCCCACTCAGGGCGATGTGCCCACCATAGGCCACGGCTCCACGCGCTATGAAGATGGCCGGCGCGTTACCCTGGCGGATCCGCCGATCACGCGCCAGCGGGCGGTTGAGCTGGCCCTGGGCGAGCTCGATCGCACCTATGCGCAGTGCGTGCGCGACAGCCTCGGCCAGACGCGGGTGAATCAAACCGAGTTCGATAAGGCCGCGGACTTCGCGGGGCAGTACGGTTGCGGTGCCTGGCGCGGCTCCAGCATGCTGGCCAAGACCGAGGTGGGCGACTATGCGGGAGCTTGCCGGGCGTACCTGGGCTACAAGTTCATGACCAGCGGACGCCGCGAGGGCCCGGGCTGGGCGGCCTATCAGTGGGACAAGGTGGGCAAACCAACGCGCTGGCGCTTTGACTGCAGCACACCGGGTAACAAGGTCTGCGGCGGCGTCTGGACTCGCCAGCTGGCACGCCACAAGGCATGCATGGAGTCGCAGCCATGACCGGCGCGTCCCGCTTCTGGCCCTGGTTGGCCTTGGCCCTTGCTCTGCTGCTGGCTGCGCAGACCCAGCGTCTGGCCAAGGTCGAGACTTCACATGCAAAAGCGGATGCGGCTCAGGCCCAGCAATCGCAAGCAGCTACCGAAAAGAAAGCGCATGCCGTGGGGAATCACGGTGCTGCCCAGCAGGAAAACACCCATGACTACACGCAAGAAATGGCTCGCCTGGAGGCTGGGCGCACTGCTGATGCTGCCCGCATTGCAGGCCTGCAGCACGACATCAGGAGCGCGGCCACCCGCAACGCCCAGCTTGCCAGTGACGCCGCTGCCTGCAGAGATCTCGCAGATCAACACCAACGACTCGCAACCCTTGCTGCAGAGGGCGCAGGCCTGGTTGGAGACCTTGGTGGCCTGGTCAAAAAGCGAGACGCCCAGGTAAACCTGTTGCGCGGCCAGATTGCGGCTGACCGAACGCTGCTCGAGCAGTTGAACTAAAAGCGCCCCGATACCTTGATTGGTGTCGGGGCGCCTTTTTGCGTTTGGAGCTTGATCAGTAGCCTTCGACCAAAGGCATTTCCGTCCCATCGACCGCAATCATCACGCCGGAAACAAAAAAGCCCGCACGCTTGCGGGCTCTCTTGCGGGTTGTAAACCGATCAGTTCGTCTTCACGGCTTCAACAAGGTTTTGTGTCAGCGCTTGTGCGCCGTGTTGCGCGACGGCCTTGTCGAAGGCACCAGACAAGACACGTAGTTCCGCTGCATGTTGGTTGGCGATTCTCACGAATGCTTCGGATTGATGTGTAGTGTTTTGCATAGTGTGCCTCTTTCAGGTTGCGGATCTCAGGACCAGCCAGCGACCTTCTTTGCTGGCTACTAGAGAGGAGTTATCGGGATCTTCCTTGATGAACGACATCAGCGTCATCAAGAATTTCAATTGATCATTGTCGCGACCAAACAATTTCAAAGTGTCCGCAGCATGACTCAGTCGAGCATTGTACGCGCCAACGGTTGCCGCCTTGTAAGCGGATACCGCAGTAGCAATGGCCTCATAGTTGTCTTCTTGAATCAGCGACTCTATCTCTGGAGATAGGGTCACCTTAAGCAATTTCAACCACTTGCCGTTCATTTGCCCGCGATGAGACAGAACCAGCTCGCACGTTGCGGCCGCGATGTTGCTATCACCAACGAACACGCCGTAGGGGATAACCTCATGCTGCTCCTGTTTGTTGGAAGTCAGCGAGCAATGAATCCAGTTCAACTTACGCTCTACTTCCTCAGGGAAGCAGTCATGTGTCTCCGCCTCTTCCCGCCACTTTTTCAGAGTTGCTTGGTAGGAGGCCTCATCAAATTGTCTAAATTCCATCTCTAGTTTCAAGTTGTTTCGCCGAGTGTATGGGCAGTTAGTACCTTGTGTAACTAGATATATATACAGTGCCGCGTTTTATTCACGGATGACATGTCAATCTTTCACATCTTGATATGTATTGTTCCTATTTATGCTTCACTTTCTGTGGTTTATGTATTTATAGAAATCAATAACTTATGGGGAGTTTTTGATCTTATTTGGCATCTGATTTGTGAGTTCACCCACGAAGAAATCCGATGATGCAAAGTTGCAAACATCATGAGCCGATCTTCTTCGCCTGGGATGGTCCGTATAGGGTATGACTCGCGTAATGGGCTGCGCAACATTTCAAAAAGGTGCAGGGGAGCGCGCAACACTTGTCGGGCCTGGCCCGAAGTACACAAGCCCGTCATCAAGGGTGACCACAAGCATCCATCCGGGGTGAACTTCTTCTGCGACGTAGTCGCTGGCGTTGCCGGGCAGGATGCGCTCATTGGGAAAGCCATATCGTCCGGGCGTGCGCAGCAGGGTTGGGTGACTAGGGCTGTGCATCGTACGTGCGCCCCAGTGCTGGCCCGGGCACGCACCACCAGCTTTGTCCTATGTGTCGATGGTCGACATTCCACTCTTGTCCACTCAGTCGCAGGCCGCCGCCATTGATCAGCGTGAGGTGGCAGTGCTCAAGCGGCTTGATCAGCTGTGGAACAGTGGGGGCATCCGGTGCGGGCAGCAGATAGGCCTTGCATAGGGGCATGCCAACCACTGGCGTCTTTGAGTGCATATATAGCCAGCCATAGACGCCATTGGCCTTCGCTATCTCTGGGGGTAGTCGAGTGCCGTCAGAGTACAGTTGATAAATGGTGCACCACATACTGTAAATTTATACAGAATTTCCATTTCCCTGTTTTATTGGCGAGCGCTCACTTTTTAAGATTGGCGACCAAAGGGCAAAAAAAAGCCTGCGCGATTTGTCATCGTGCAGGCTCTCTTTTTTGCTAAAAACCGGAACACATGCCGGAACACTTTCCGGAACGTCTTCAAAAGTTATAGCATTACATCTGTGGTGCCCGGGGCCGGAATCGAACCGGCACGCCTTGCGGCGGGGGATTTTGAGTCCCCTGCGTCTACCAATTTCACCACCCGGGCTTCGCTTAGCGCAGACGCGAATTATGGCACAGTATTGGACATGAAAACTTATTCGACCATCGAACATGCTATCGGTCACACGCCGCTGGTGGCATTGCAACGCATCGGCGCGGATGCAAACCGTGAACGTGCAAACGTAGTGCTGGGCAAGCTCGAAGGCAACAACCCGGCTGGCTCCGTCAAGGACCGGCCTGCGCTGTCCATGATCCAGCGTGCTGAAGAGCGCGGCGAGATCAAGCCGGGCGACGCACTGATCGAGGCAACGTCGGGTAACACCGGAATTGCCTTGGCCATGGCTGCAGCCATCAAGGGCTATCGCATGATTCTGATCATGCCCGAGGACCTGTCCATCGAACGCGCACAGACCATGAAGGCTTACGGTGCCGAACTGATTCTGACGCCCAAGAGTGGCGGCATGGAATATGCGCGCGATCTGGCCGACCAGATGGTGGCCCAGGGCAAGGGTGTGTTGCTGGATCAGTTTGCCAACCCCGACAATCCCAGGGCCCACTATGAAACCACAGGGCCGGAACTGTGGGAGCAGACCGGTGGTGAGATCACCCACTTTGTGAGTGCCATGGGTACTACCGGCACCATTACCGGCGTGGCCAGGTTCCTCAAGGAAAAGAACCCGAACATCAAGATCATCGGCGCTCAGCCTTCCGAGGGGTCGCGCATTCCTGGCATCCGCAAGTGGCCCGAGGAGTATCTGCCCAAGATCTATGACGCTTCGCTGGTTGACGAGCTGGTCTATGTGACGCAGGACGATGCCGAAGACATGGCCCGCCGCATGGCGCGCGAAGAGGGCATCTTCGCGGGCATCTCGGCCGCCGGGGCACTGTGGGTGGCCCAGGAAATTGCCAAACGCGAGCAGAACGCCACCATCGTGTTTGTGGTGTGCGACCGTGGTGATCGCTATCTCTCTACAGGCGTGTTTCCGGCATGA